ATATTGTAAATAAAATGGCAGCAGGGTTCTAATGTTTAATCATTGTAATGTAAGTCTCCCTCAACTTGAGAGGGAGACTATTGATGGGGTTAGATATTATAAAATCCTAGATGAAGATGGAGTTCATAAGTTTGCATCCATTACTTCAGTCACAAGTTATCACAATCGACACATCTTTGAAGACTGGAGAAAACGAGTCGGAGAAGAAGAGGCAAATCGAGTCAATAAAGCAGCAACAAGTAGAGGAACTGATCTTCATACATTAGTTGAAAATCACCTCCTGAATAAAGATCTTCCAGAGGTTCAATTAATCTCGAAACATTTATTTAAGATTATCAAACCCGAGTTAGATAAGATAAATAATATCTATGCTCTTGAAAGTTCTTTGTATAGTAAGGTTCTAGGAATTGCTGGAACTGTAGATTGTATTGCTGAGTATAATGGAGAACTTTCAGTAATTGACTTCAAGACTTCTAAAAAGGAAAAACCTAGGGAGTGGATCGAGCACTACTTCGTTCAGGCAGCAGCATATGCTTGTATGTTTTATGAACTCACTGGAATCGCAGTTAAGAAACTTGTGGTTCTAATGACTTGTGAAGATGGTGAATGCGTTGTTTATGAAGAATATGATAAAGCAAAATACATTAAACTATTGTCAAACTACATTAAGGATTTTATAACCTCTAAACTACAGGAATATGGAAAGTAAATTAGAATCAGCATTGCAATCAAAATTTTTATGCCAAGCAAAGTTCTCAAAAATTATTGAGGAGATTGTAAAGATAAATGATGATATGAACTATATTGATGCTATAGTTCATTATTGTGAAATTAACAATTTAGAAATTGAATCAGTATCTAAATTGATTAGCAAACCTTTGAAAGAAAAATTGAAGTGTGATGCTATTAATTTGAACTTTCTTAAGAGAACTTCCAGAGCAAAACTTTTGATATGACCCCATTTGATGTTTATAGGACTTACCTATCTTTGAAGAATCATTTCAGCAAACCAAATTATGATTATATTAAATATGCAGGTAAAACTAGAGCATCATTAGAAGCATTTAATAAGAGAAAGGATAAGTACTGGTATGAAAAACTTTCTCGTCAAAAAAATGACGAGGAAGTTAAAAATTTTTTTATAGCAAATTTCGTTCAGGTGGATGATCCAGGAAGACTATGGATTGGAGAATTAAGTCGGAATGGTGAAACCACTTATATTGAATGGAGTAAAAGACAGCAAAGTTTAAAGTATATTTTTAAAGAGCAATCAGACGAAATGTTGTCTGAAAATGACTTGAATAAACTTTTAGATATCTCAAAGCAACATCCTCCTATCTTAAAGAAGTATTTGAGTAGTCAGATATCTATAGAGACTTTAGTGATATTTGATAAGATTTTTGAATACTCTAAAAAGTTTGATAAAGTTCTATTGGATCCAGTGTGGGAAACCGTCTCGTTAAAAATTAAAAAGTATTCCCCATTTCTAAATATTGATATAAAGGAATATAAAACTATACTCCGAGTTTTAATTGAGGAAAGTTAGATGTCATTTTTTGATTCCGAAATAGTACAAAAGGAAATTGAGGATATTTCTGATTTGCAGAAGACCTTAACCAGAGATATCTTTAAGTTTCCCTCTATGACAAAGGAGGAAAAGCAAGAACACATGGAAGTTCTTGAACAGTTATTAGAAAAGCAACAATTGCTATATACTAGGTTAAGTCTATCTGATGACCCAAAAGCAATTGAAATGAAGAAGCAAGTAGTTGAATCTTCTAGACTTTTGGGGTTTGGTAATGCTGATATTAATACAATTTTCAACTCAATGAAAATGACAATTAAGAACATTAAGGCTGGTATTGACAGATAGACCAGCACCTGCTAGGATGACCTAGTGGGTATCCATTCAATCCTACAAATCCAATTAATCCGAGGTAATCCGAATGTCCTTTTCAGATCTTAAGAAAAAATCTTCTCTTGGTTCTCTGACTTCTAAACTGATTAGTGAAGTTGAGAAGATGAATACTTCAGGTGGTTCTGATGAACGAATCTGGAAACCAGAAGTCGATAAAGCAGGCAATGGTTTCGCAGTCATCCGTTTCCTTCCTGCTCCAGAGGGTGAAGAACTTCCCTGGGCAAAAGTCTACAGTCACGCATTTCAAGGAACTGGTGGATGGTTCATTGATAACTGCCTGACTACTGTAAATCAATCCTGTCCTGTTTGCGAATCCAATCGTGATCTTTGGAACACTGGAAGCAAAGCAAATCAGGAGATTGTACGTCAACGTAAACGCAAACTCTCCTATTACTCCAACATCTATGTTGTAAGTGATAAGGCACATCCCGAAAACGAAGGTAAGGTGTTCCTCTTCAAGTTTGGTAAGAAGATCTTTGATAAGATTTCTGCAGCAATGCAACCAGAGTTTGATGATGAAACTCCAATTGATCCTTTTGATTTCTGGCAAGGTGCTAACTTCAAAGTGAAGATCACTAAGAAGGATGGGTATTGGAACTATGACAAGTCCGAGTTTGATTCCCCTGGAACTCTTGGTAATTTTGATGATGATGTTCTTGAAAGTATCTGGAAGAAAGCATACTCTCTTGAGGACTTCACTAAAGCAGATTCCTTCAAGTCCTACGAACAACTTGATGCTCGTCTCAAGTCTGTCCTAGGTCAGAAGACTGCTCCTAAGAAAGATGAATCTTTCGATGATGAGGACAATGATCGTGGTCCAGAACTGACTGAAGATCTTCGTTCCGAACTTAATTCACTCTCTCGTTCTTCTTCAAGTGTTGATGAAGATGAAGATGATGCTCTAAGTTACTTCCAAAAACTTGCCGAGGAATGATTATCTGAGGGAGATGATTCTTAAATCATCTCCTTTTTTTGTAAGGTCATCTACGTATTGAGATGAGAAACCATATGACATAATCTGTCTCATATCATCAATTGCTGTTTGTAAATATCTTGTTCTCAATATGTAAATGTTTCTCTTTTCATCATTCAATTTTGTTTCATATTCATAATTTGAAACTGATTTAATAGGAGAGATTGTTTTTGTTACTTCTTCTATTGGATCATAATAATTCATAGAAAAGTTTTGATCTACCATTTTTCCACTGGGGAGAATTAGTTTTCCATTTCCATCATAGTATGTAATCGTTTCATAATGATGGATCTCTGATAATTCTTCTTCAGTATATTTTCTAGTTAAGTAATTTTGCATCTCATAGTCAGACATCGGCCATTCTGTTCTGACATTGATAACATTGTTTGAAATCAATACAACCCAATCATAGATTGGACTTCCATAGATCTTCTCTGCAACTTGCTCTGGACGTTCTTCACCTTGGATTGTATACTTTGAAAAGACAGTTATATTTTGAAAAAAGTCATCACGAATCTTTGCTCTACGAAATAGATTCTTAACCCTCACATAATCATATGCAGAGTTTCTTTCTGGTAATTGAGACTGGTAAAGTAAGTCTGATACTTCTCTGAAATAAGTCATTTATTATACTCCTGGAGGTCTCGATGTAGGTTGGAATGGTTCAACTGGTACTATCAGGGATTGTGCTGGAGAAGTTCCTTGTCCTGATGGACCAGGAGGTCCAGGAGGTGTAGGTGTTCCTCCACCAGTATTTTGAGTGGTTCCAAAACTCACATTATTCAGACTATCATACCCAACGGTGTTTTCATCGTTTGCATCATAATTATCATTATACAGTGGGGTTAATTCCGTAAATGCCAATTGCATTGTGACTGCAATTGGTTGAGAACCTCCTGCGGGTTGATCATTAAATGCTGCATAAAATCCATCTGGAGTATAATTAACTACACATTGCTGAAGAGCACAAGTTTTAATTTTCCCAATACTTTTTAAATCATCATTAGTAGATTCAGAACCTCTAAAATGAATATCAAATACATTTGGAGCACCAAGGAAATATGCAGCCTTTCCACCAGATCTTTTTGCTGCCATTCCTTTTTTGAAGAACTTAAGAATGTATCTGATGTTTCTTGCTTCCTCTTGACTTCTTGGGGTCATCTTAAATTGGAACCCAAATGATCTTAACTTTGGTCCTTGGAATAATAATTCAAGGTTAGGATTGATTGCAGTTCCAGTAATTCTAGATCTGAATGCCTCTGGATTTATATTGATGCCGAATTTTTGAGTGACTGCTGCTGCAGCGTTCAGAGCAAGAAGTTGTTTTATTGTTTCATTTGCAGTCGTATCTTTATTAAGTGCATTTGATGCTGCCCCCATTGCACTTTGTATTGCTGCATCTAAATTGAAGTTGGCAAGACCACTCGCAGCACCTAAAGCAGCACCACCAACTAATGCTGCTAATGATGACAGACTATCCTCACCCCAAGCAGTTACATTAGTTTCCGAAATATCATTAGGCATTGGAAGAACTGCAGTTCCTATTAATTCACTTTCTGTAGGTTTTTCACGAAATCTTTCTTTTGAAAATTCACCCGCAATTATTTTGTTAATATCTAATCCCTTTCCATTTAAAACTTCTGGAGTTCTATATCGTCTTTGGACTATTACTATTCTATCTTGTCCTGAACTCATATCCAATGGATACTTCAAAAATTCAGGTTTAAATTTTTCATTTTCTGATTGAAAGTCTTTCGAGGTTACTTCAAAAATTGCTGGAGTTCCTGATGGTGCTCCAGAACCTCCACCAGTATCTTGATTTGGGTCTGCTCCTGGTGGATTTTCCGGTGGAGAAACTTCAGTATTTCCTAGTAATAATTCTTCTGCGTTAGTTGCTCCACCAACAGTTGCTGTTGCTACAGACTGTCTTCTAAATATATCAATATTTTTTATAATTGAAATTTCATTATCCTTTGTTATAGGAGCGTTTTCATCAAAGGTTAATTTGTTACTTTTTAAATCGAGAGTTCCTATTGATTGGAAATCAAATTGAGATTTTCTTTGATAAATTTGAGATACTTTAGTTGTAGGATTTACTACTATCGAGTATTTTCCGTTTATATTCGGCAATAAAAATTCATTTTTTCCTGGTTCTCCGTAGGTTTCCATATCTATCTACCCCACACTTTTTCTGAAGGAATTGGTATTTCTACTCCACCCAAGTCCCGAACAAATTCTTCGATAGGTAATAGACATATGGTATTCCATTCTGGTGTTGCAAAGTCTAAAAAAGGACTACGGACCTCTGATAATAAGTATTTATGTGCTCCTTTAGTAAACTTTGGAATTTTATTTTCTGCAAGTGAATTTGCAATTCCAATTCGTTCTTCTGGAGAATAATAATGTAGATTGACCGCAAAGAAATAATTAGGTTGAAAGTCTAAAATATAAGCAAGAGGATACTTATCGTAGAATGGAAGTTGCCTTCTCCACTTGGCACGGTATTCCCATAACATTAAACTGAATAGTTTTGGAAATCCTCTCACGACATTTTGATCTCGACCTCCCATAACATCAATATCATCAACCCTCTCATCAGTTATCATTTTACTGGGATCTTTTTCATACTTAACTGATCGTGCGAAAAAGATATTAGAACGATACCATTCCTTTGATCTATTCTGTCCCCCTGCTTTTTGATTAACTTCTTCGAAGATTGTTCTATACGCCAAGATTATCCTCCGTAAGTATTTGGAATTTCCACTTTCGATCTAAACAAAACTCTTCTGCTGCTTTCCATTTTGCCTGGTTCTTGGCGTATTCTTTCACTTCGTAGATTTGTTTTTGAGTAATTTTTTTACCAACCTTTGGTTCTTTAACTTGTCTTTTGGGTTTGATTTCAATTAAACTTTCTTTGATACATCCATCAGCATCTTTATACTTTATAAAAAAGTCTGGATAGTATCTATGAATTCTGTTATCAATAGGAGAAATATATGGAATATGTATTTCTTCAGAGGACCACTTTAGAATATTTTCATTTTTATCACAGTAGTTCATAAATTTAAGTTCCCATAATGATCTATAAATTATATTTTTATAGTCACCAATGTACTTTTCTGGGAATGATGGTTTGAATATTCCCTTATAGGACATACATATATTATATACACTTCCAATTATTTAGATGCCATCAAGAAGACTTTTCTATAGTACTGATGAGTTAGTAAGGAAATTTAAACCGTCACTTACCTCAACATTTGATGTGTTTATTAGTAAGTCATTTTCTGGAATTGATGATGAGGTTGTAAATTTTTCAGCATATGAAGCTGTCCTTCCAGGTTCATCTTTTGAACTAGGACAAGTGTTTGGTGATAGGCAAGGAGTAACAGAACAGTATGCAACTAAGAGAGTTTATCCTCCTGTAGATGTGAGTTTTTATGTTGATGTTGAGTATGGTGTATTAGATTTTTTCGAGAGGTGGTTTAAGCAAATTAATGATAAGTCTGATAATTTTAGATTTAGCTATCCATCTGGAGGTTATAAAACTAATGTAATTATTACGAAATTTGAAAGAGAATTTAGAGAAAGTAAAGATAGATTGAATTCCCCAGGAACCGCAGGAACAGTTTCTGAACCATCATATCAAGCAAGATATAATTTAAGAAATGCGTTTCCTTCTAATATTATTTCGGTTCCTGTATCATATGGTCAATCTGATGTATTAAGAACAACTATAACGTTCAATTATGATTACTATGATTTTGAAGTTAAGAAGAATAAGACATCGTTCAATAAAGAAATCTAAATACTTACAACTGAATTGTATATTTCAAAATGCCTTTACCAAAGATTGCAACTCCTAGTTATGAGTTGATTTTACCATCTACTAAAAAACCAATTAAGTATCGTCCATTCCTAGTTAAAGAAGAGAAAATTCTTATTCTTGCAATGGAAAGTGGAAATCAAGATGAGATTACAAATGCAGTCAAAACTACTTTAAAAGATTGCATCCTAACTCGTGGAGTAAAAATTGAAACTCTTCCTAGTTTTGATATTGAATATTTGTTCTTGAATATTCGTGCAAAGTCTGTGGGAGAATCTGTTGAACTGACTATTACTTGTCCCGATGACAATCAAACTCAAGTTGATGTTAGTGTAAATATTGACGAAATTAAAGTTCTAATTCCAGAGGGACATACTTCTGAAGTTAAAGTTGATGATAATATTACAGTGAAGATGAAGTATCCATCACTTCAAGAATTTATTGATAACAACTTTGATTTTGGTGCTCAAAATAATAGTAAAGAAGTAATTGACAAATCATTTGAGGTTGTTGCTTCTTGTGTTGATATGGTTTATACTAAAGATGAATCTTGGTCTGCAGGAGATGTCAGTAAGAAGGAATTGATTTCTTGGTTAGAAACTATGGATTCAAATCAATTCAAAGGAATTGAGCAGTTCTTCGACACAATGCCTAAATTATCTCATACATTAACTGTCGTTAATCCAAAAACAAAAGTTGAAAATGAAATAGTTTTAGAAGGGTTATCAAGTTTTTTCGGATAATGATGAGTCACGAAGACTTGGAATCTTATTTTAGAATTAATTTTGCCCTGATGCAGTATCATAAATATTCATTAACAGAGATTGAAAATATGATACCTTGGGAAAGGGAAATCTATTTAACTCTATTGGAGCAACATATTCAGGAAGAAGAAGAAAAGGCATCAAAAAAGCAGAGTCTCTAAATGGATACGCAAGATCTAATCAAAATTAAGAAACAAAGAATCCAGGAGGAACTCTATAAATTAGTTCCTCCTGGATTCCATTTGTCCCCACCTCCAAAGAATAGGGGAACGACTTATGAGAATTTAGATAGGTTTTTGGATAGAGATACTGAATTCTTGATGCAGGTTGGATATTTATATGCAACAAATAAAGATTATGATACTGCAATACAACATTTAAGATTTTTCGGATATTCACTTTCTAACTATAAAGAAGCAGAAGGTAAGGGTATATTTCATAAAGAACCAGAATTAAACAGAAACCTCGTTGAGGCTTGCGATTACCTTATTCGTTTCTATGATCTTGCTGAAATTACTATTAAGAGAATTAATGATGAAGAAGATGTAAGACTTAAATTACTTCAACAGCAGCAGGATAAAGAGAAGAAAACATTAGAGCAATCTGAAGAGAAGAAGCAAAAGGCAAAATCATTTGTTTCTGGTGCTACTAGTTTTAGACCAGGAACAAAGGCAAAATTAAAAGTCACGAAGTTGCCTGGAATTATTCCAAAGAGAGCAGCTCCTCAAGAAATCGTAGATAAAATTTCAAAACCACAGTTAGAAGCACAAGAAACTGAAGAAGGAATTGGTGGTTCAAAGAGAATTGTATCTGCTCTTGGAAGATTAGCATTATCAATTGAGCAGACTAATGATAATCTGAATGCTACTCTTGCCAAGATTGCAGAAGATATTGCAAATACAAAGGTAGAAAATAAAAAAGAAGTTGATGAATATAGAAAGAGAGTTGCCAATCGTGGAAGAAAGATTGGGAAGACTGAACTCGGAAGCAGCAAAGTAGATGTTTCTGGTTTAGTTAAGAAGTATGTTGGAAACTTCTTTAGTGGTGCTGGTGGAGCAATTCGTGCTCTAGCACTCTTCAATATGCTAGAAGCATTTATGAACGGGAGACCGTTGGATGCTCTTGGTCCATTATTAGGAATTGGTGCTACTTATCTTCCTGCTATTGGCGGATTGATAGCAGGAATGATAGGGAAGAAAGTCCTGGGAGGACTACTTGGTGCTGCTAGAGGAGGTTCTGCCGCAAGAGGTGGAGTAACTGCAGCAAGAGGAGTTGGGACTGCTGCTGCAGGAATGCCTAGGTTAGGTAAGTTTGGAGCAATCGCAGCATTAGGTGCTGGAGCATTGGCACTTGGAAGTGGAATGCTGGGAAAGAATGGAGGGGAACAAGATACTTCTGCACCAGATTCTGCCATTCAAACAAGATTAGATGAACTCGAAACTCAACAGAAAGAATCAACCCAACCTCAAGCATTAGGTGCCATACCAGATAGTGCTTTGAAGAGATTTGAATCATTGAATCAAAAATTTGAAAACGCACTTGACTTTTTATTGAAGAAACAAAAAGAGGTTCCACGTAGCAGAACTAGAGGTTCTGGTGGCAGTCCCACTCCACCGACACCTTCAGGAACTCCACCATCTGTAGATCAATTGTCAACTGATGTCCCTCAAGATGTAAATATCACAGGACAAACCGTAGATGTTGCTGGAGGAATTAGTTATTATGGTCCAGGATTTGAAGGAAATAAAACGGCAAGTGGAACTACTTTTGACCCCAATGAGCTGACAGCAGCACATAAAACTTTGCCATTCGGAACATTATTAAAGGTAACAAACAAAGATAATAATAAATCTGTTGTTGTTAGAGTTACCGATAGAGGACCTTTTGTCGGGGACAGATCTTTAGATTTGAGTGAAGGTGCTATGAGAGCTCTTGGTGGTATTGGAACTGGAGTTCTAAAAAATGCTACTATTGAAGTTGTAGAACCGAAAAATTCTCCTCCATCAACACCAGCACAACAATCACCAGTAGCACCAGCACCTAATCCCGTTGATCCAAATGGACCTCAATCAAATATAAAAAGATTAAGTGAATCAGTTGCAAAAGTTCCACAATCAACTCCAAATTTAATAGCATTAGGATTGCCCCCGCAAAATTCGGAAAAAACTCCAATGTCTATGGGTGACAACGGAGGAAATCCTATTAATCCAGTTTCCACTGGTTATGATTGTGTATATAGTGATTCCGCAAAAACTTATTGCCAACTAGCATAATATGGAAGAAACTGTAGTAAAGGCAAAACCTAAACAACCAAAGATTGTTACAAGAGTTTCTAACATAGAAAATCTTCAGAAGTCTGTTGATGATTTAAACACGACTTCCAGAAGATTAAGAAGATTATTTGAAAGAAATAGTTATCAAAAGAGAACTCAATTACCAGTATTAAAAAGATATAAAAGACAATTAGATTCAATTGAAAGAGCAGAAGAAGAAAGGGCAAGAAGGGCATCTAAAAAGAAAATAAAACTTCCAACAATTAAGAAATTTGCTGGATCATTTTTTGCACCTGATGCTTCTAAAGATCCATTTAAGGCAATTGGAGCACTTGCAGCATTTAATAGTCTTGAGAAAATTGCTTCGGGAGATTTGTTAGGAGCACTTGGTCCTGGATTAGTTGCTGCTGGAATGGTAGCAGGACCAAGTTTGATAGGTGTTGGGGTCAGTGCAGGAATGGATAAAATTTTGGGTAGAAATAAATTGAGGAGAGGATTTGATGTTACTGGAAGAAGAGTAAGTCAAGGGGCACAAGAAAGATACTTAAGTCGTTATGGTGATAAGGCATTTAAAAATAGATTTGGAGCAGATGCTCTCAAAAAATCTCAGCAAGCAGCAAGTTCTACTGCAACTGCTAGTGGAGGAGGAAAGGTAGCAAAAGCATTTGGCAGATTAGGAAAATCTATTATACCTGGTGTTGGTGCAGTTCTTGGTGCGGTTGATGCCAAGATGAGAGCAAATGAAGGTGACATTACTGGATCAAGAATTGCTGGAGCATCTGCTGCTTTAGATGCTGCTGCGGCTGCATCTGCAGCAACTGGAATTGGATTAGTTGCAACTCCTTTCCTAGGACTTGCTTCAGTAACTTTAGACCTTGTTAATTTTGCTCGTGACATTACAGGAATGAGTGAGAATGAAGCAAAGAAAAAGAAAGGAATACAAACAAAGTTAGAAGAGCAAACTAAAAAGCAAAAGGATCTAGTTAAAAGAAAGGATGAAGGTGGAGTGGGTCTTTCGTTCTCAAAAACTTTAATTGGTTATGAAAGGGTGGTTAATAAATTTGAAGAGTTTTCTAAGAATTTTAAACCACCAGAGGAAATTCTGGATATGACTGAAGGAGGACCACCAAATCCACCTCCATCATCAGCAAATCCATATACTGGACCAATAGATAAGGATTCCTTTTTTCCTCTTCCTGGGGGGATTTTATCTACTGCTGCAGTAAATATTCCTCTTGGTGAGTATGGTGCGCGAAGAGATTATGAGGGAGGACATAGCGGACAAGATATAGGTGGACTTCCTGGTAATAGTCCAGTTGTTGCTTGGAAAACTGGAACTGTTACAGTGGAACCAGGATTAGAAGGTCCAGATAATATTATTACTATAGATCACGGGAACGGTGTTTATACAAAATATAAGCACGTTATTGCTACAGTTAGTAATGGAGATACTGTATATGGGGGGCAGCAAATTGGGAAATTGCTGCCAGGAAGAGAGGAAGTTTCTGGAAGGATGTATGATACTCATTTACACTTTGAGGTTTGGAAAAATGGCAGACATATAAATCCTAATACTGACATATCAGCATCTCAAAAAATACCATCACCTTTAACCAGACAACGTGCCGAAGAGGAGCACAAGAAAAAATCGACCTCACAACCTTCACCACCAACTACACCTTCAAATTCAGTTCAACCTGTACCTGGAAGTAAATATACTTTAAGGGGAACAACATTATTCAAAGGAAATGATGGTAAATATTATTCAACAACGAAAGGTAATGATGGAAAATTTTTGGAAGTTGATAAACGTAATTGGGATTATGTGAAAAAAGAAGGAGAACTTGTATCATTCTCCCCTAAAGATAGGAATATTGAAATGTATCCATCTTACAATGACCAATCTTCTACGATTGCTATGGTATATGTCCCTCAGCCAGTGAGATCTCCCCAACCACAATCGCAATTATCAACTCAATTCATCACAATTGGTGGTGATACCTCGTTAAATACATTAGCATCATTAAAACGCCAAGCACTTTCTGAACTAGGATAAATGGCATCATATTTTAATTACAAAATAGAAGAGTTTATAATTGAGTCTTTAGATGGAGAAAAATCTATTGATGCCACTTCTTGTGTTGCCCGAATAAAATACTTTGAAGATATATTCAATCCATCAATTTTCATTTCAATGCAAGTTGTGAATACTGATGGTTTAATTTCATCACTTCCAATTCGTGGTGGAGAAAGAGTTCGATTAATAATTTCTCAAGAAGCAACAGGACAAAGAATAGAATTTACTGAAGATAAAAATCAATACTACATTTACAAAGTTTATGGATCAACATCTCAATCAACAAGGGAAGCATTCTTTGTTGATCTTGCTCCAGTTGATATGTATAAGAATGAGACATCTAGAGTAATTAGAAGGTATCCAGAAAATCAAGGTTCAGAACAAAAAATTAGTGATTCTGTAGAACAAATTTTAAAATCTGTATTAAAGACAGATAGGAATATTTTTGTCGAACCAACTCAAAATAGTTATGCATTTTATGGAAATACAAAAAAACCATTTAATGTCATCTCTTGGCTCTGCCCCAAATCAATACCTCCTGTCGGGAAATCTTCTCCAGAGGCTGGAACTGCTGGGTATCTGTTCTATCAAAGTAAAAATGGGTACAACTTTAGAAGTGTAGATTCTTTAATGTCACCTCTTCAACCTTCTTCAGGTGATTTGAAAAATTATATTCGGTATTTTTATAATGAAAATACAAATGAGTATGCAGATAATACTACTAATTTTAAAGTTCTTACAGTCCCAACATTTAATAAGAATGTAAATGTTCTTGATAATTTACTTGCTGGAATGTATTCAAGTTCAAATTACTTCCTTGATTTGAATACCAAAAAATTCAATTATTATAAGTATAAACTTTCCGATAGTTATGAGATTATGAACCACGCATCAAGTGATAAAAAATCTCCAAAAATTCCACAAGGATTGGAAGAAAGTCCTTCTAGAGTAATGGTAAGATTTATTGATGGTATCGTAAAATCTCCAGGAACAGTGAATCCAAATGAAAAAATAGATGATAGAATTAGATATCAGGCACACTCTGTAACTAGATATAATTTAGCATTCAGTCAGATTGCCAATATTACAGTACCCTTAAATTTAAATCTTACAGTTGGTGATGTAATCTTCCTAGATATAGGAGAGATTACAAAGCAAGAAAAGCAAAAGGACAGTAAGAAATCTGGGTTGTATTTAATTGCAGAACTCGCACACGAATTCAGTGACAATCAGGGTTATACTGGACTTAAATTAGTAAGAGATTCATACGGGGAACCATAAATCTATGTTAGAACAATCACTAATTAATCCTAATTTTGCAGGAAGAGATGGTTTCAAATGGTTTATTGGTATCGTAGCAAATACTCAACCAGATCGTGCTGACCTAGAGTATGGTTATAGAGTTCAAGTAAGAATTATCGGTCATCATCCAGGAGATGAAATAGAAGATAGAAATCTTCCTTGGGCTCACGTACTAATCCCTACAAATATGGGAACTGGTGCAGGTGGTGCTGGTATTAGTATGAATACCCGTGGTGGTGAAGTTGTGATTGGGTTTTTTGCCGATGGGGAAGACGCACAACAACCAATTGTAATTGGTTCATTATACAATGGAGCAAATGTAGATTACTTGAATACTTTTACGCAAGGAACAAAAGGATTTAAGTTATTCCAACAAAAACCAGGAGCAATTGTTAGTCCATATAACAAAACCGTAAGGAATGGCAAATCATCTCCAGGTGAACCTGGAATAGTAAAAACATCTGGTTATCACAATGGAGCAGGGACTGTAGCAAAAGAAGTGATAGATAACAATAATCCAACAGTAACTATTCCAGGGCACTGTAGAGAAGGAAAGGATGTTGTATCCCAAATCAATAAAGGATTAATCAAATTTATTCAGTTGATGAATGAAGTTAAGTACGTTAATGATACTTACATCAATCCAGTTTTAAACAAAGTTACTGATATTTCATCAGAGATTGATGAGATTGCTATTGTAATATCTGATGCTCTGATATGGTTGGTAAAATATATACGAGATGAAATTATAACAGGGGTCTATAATCTTTTAGAGGATTATATCGAACAAGTAAAACTTCCGAAGTGGGCGGAATTTTTAAAGAAGGCAGCAGCAGGTGAGATTGCTGATGGGATATGGTGCCTTTTCTTAAATATCATCAAGAAAATAAAAAATTTTGTTTTTGAGTTTTTGTTTGGAATGATTGGAAAGGTAGCAAGTATTCCAGTATGTTTAGTGGAAACTTTTACTGGTAGTATTTTGCAGTCAGTAGTAAATGAAATTCAAGATGCCATTCAACCTGCACTAGATCAGATTTCTTCTACTCTAGGTGGAGGAATTGGAACTGTAATGTCATATGTAGAAAAGGCAATTGGAATTACAAAAACAATTGCAAGTTTTCTTCAGTGTGAAGAATCTCCCTGCAAACAAGTCTTTAATTATGAAATGAACAAAGGATTTGTTCCAAAGGATGGAGACATTAAGTTCCAAAATATTATTAATTATTCTCCAGCACAAGGATTGAGAAATCTTTTAGATGATGGTAAGAAACAGGCAGCAGGATTTTTGGGTGGAATATCTGGAGGGGAAGGATTGCCTGAAGAATTGGCACCATATGTTGGTGGTTGTGATGTAAGTCTTCAGTGTGGAATGCCACAAGTTAAGATTTTTGGTGGAGGAGGATCTGGCGCAACTGGAAATGCAGTTGTTGATTCATTTGGACAAATTATGGGAGTTAATATTACAAATCCAGGTGGGGGATATTCTTCTCCTCCATATGTTTCATTCGAAGATTCTTGTGAAAATGGAACTGGAGCATATGGATATGCTCGAATTGAAAATGGGAAATTATCAGAAGTTGTGATGCAAAATCCTGGAGGTGGATATTTAGGACCAGATACATCAAATGTTGATGAAGAATCTGATGAAGAAACTTTAATACAATCTTCTTGCTCTATCCCTCCAGCAGAATCTTCTGGTGCTATTGTTTATCCTTATGTTCTTAATGTAATCATTGAAGAGACTGGAATTGGATATTCTTCAGAGGACTTTGCAATTAATTCAAGTTGTCCTGATAGTGATGTGAGATTAGATTTAGAATTGGATGATGATGGAAGAATTACTGCAGCAAAAATTACTAATCCAGGAACATCTATTAATACATACCCAGAGTTGGAAATAAATAGTGATACTGGATCTGGAGCAATTCTGAAACCCGTTTTAGGATTTAGTACAACTCCACCAGAGGAACGAATTAGTAATGTAGAAGTTCAAACTGTTGTATATTGTTCTGATAAGAAATGACCCTTAAAAAACCTCAACCTCAACCCACGGGTTATGTAATTAGTGATCCTCAAGATGGGACCATTATTATCGGAAAAGATCCAGATTCAAAAAGACCTAGACAAATTGAATTAGGAGCACAATCTTTAGGTTGTATCCGTCTTTTTGGTGATGGTGGATTTGATATCAGAAGTAATCCATCATCACAATTAAAAGATAACATCATCAGTAACTCAAAAGATGGTCTTGGGATCTATAGTAATGGAAAGGGAATTCATATTGATGCTGGAAATGGTGAGTTAACAATTACAGCAAGAAGTATTGTAATCAATGCCACAGGAGCAGACGAAGCAGGAGTTACAATTAGATCCGCACAACACATAAATTTAGATGCTGCTGATAATATTAAGATAGAGGGATCAAACGTTGCAGTAGCAGCAAGAAATAAATTAATTATAGCATCAAAAGGTCTTTTAAATATAAGAGGTAAAGGTGGAGTTCTGATTTCAGAACCAAAGACCAAATTAATTCCAACATCAATATCTGATGTAATACAAACTGCATTCCAATTCATTCTTCCGGAGTATTTTTAATGGACGCTGACGTAGTAAATTGTTCTTCGATGCAAGTTGGAGAATCTATATCTTTTCCAATTTCATCAGCAGAATTTTGGCCTAGTATTGATCCTCAAGCAATTTTTTCTCAACAAAATTGGGGCATCTCAAACTTTGTTGGAATGCATAATCAAGTTGGTCTTTATAATGGTATTGGATTATGGAATCAACTTGGAACTTATAGTGGAATTGGATTAGGATTGCACGTTGGTGGACACGTTGATGCTCAACCATCTTATGATAGTGCCGCAGTAACTACTGATTATGCTTCTCCGGATGGAGATCTCTGGGGAGATTGGGATTATAACGGAACCCCATTAGATTACTTACACAATCATTCCGACGTTCGATTAAAGGAAAATATCAAAACCCTTGATAGTTCATTGGATAAAGTTTTAAATCTTCGTGGTGTATCATTTACCTGGAATAAGCAATTAAGTCCATATGTAGGTAGAAGAAAAGATGTTGATATTGGTTTAATAGCACAAGAAGTGGAAGAAATTATTCCAGAAATAGTTCAAGAAACTTCAATTCCAAATTTAGATTTTCAAATTAAAAATGTAGATTATGATAGACTTGTTCCGGTACTAGTAGAAGCAATTAAAGAGCAGCAAAAGCAAATTGAGGACCTGAAGGAGACAGTCAGCAAACTGTCCACTCCTTCGGAAAAAGTCCAAGGAGTATGCTATGATACATAGGTCACTACCCCCCGACAAGATGCAAATTTCCAAAGAGCAACTCAAAGACCTCCAAGCAATGCACGAAGATATGGCAGCATATTTCACTGATGAGAATTTTCCCATTAGTGGAGAAACTTATTGGACTTGTGTAGAGTGTCTTGCTATTGCTAAACTTGCTGAACTTCGTGGAGAACTTGTTGCCTGATTTCAAAATTGACTTTTAATTCCAAAAATCGGGCAAAAAAATCTCCGGGTAAAAAATGCCCCTAGGGTTTTTATAACCATTCGTCATTAGCAGGGTCTTGTAGGAATTCAAGTATTTGTTGAGTGCTTTGAATTCTTTGATTTAATTTATTTTTTGACTGTGTATAAGCATATTGTTGAAGTTCAAACTCTGATCTAGATGCCTTTAAAGTATTGACTTTATCAATTAGGTCATTTCGTTCGGTTTGAAGAATTTGTATTTGATTAGTTATATTTGTAATTGAAGTTGCATATCCAGCACATTCCCCACTCGTGCATCCCAAAAATGGGTTCGAACAAACGTTAATGGGTGAGAAATAACTTCCTATTGCTACTTGATTGATATAATCCTGAGTTCCAATTCCAGCATTTCCGACTGTTAATGTTCCATCGGTTGGAGAAAATGGATTTGGTGCAGTATATGTGTATCCTCTATATCTTGCTTGATCTTGATTTACGATAGTTGTTGTAAGACCTGCAACCCAAGCAGTGGAACCACATCCAACGGAATTTGCTTGTTCTCCAATATCCAACACTAACTGCTGAAGATCTCTTATTTGAGTATTGATTGATACGACTTCTTCATCCAGTGATTCAATTGGAACATCAAAATTCTCAATTAATTGATTTGGACCAAAAACTTTTATTTGATGAGTTGAACCAATTCCAATGGTAACTGCAATTCCAACTTCTAGAGTTTCAATTTGAGATATTTGTGCTAAATCTAAAGAAATTCGTTGATTATAAAACGCAATAATCTCTTCAGTTTCCGAACTAATTGCCATTTATCAAAAAATACTAATAATCTTATTTATTGATAAATAAGTCAGAAGAAAAATTAGTAGGATAATCTCCAAATGCCTTTAGCGAGACTCGAAAATTTACTGAAAAATCTGAACGGTAATATTCTTTATGTAGATCCGGCACAGTTAGATTCAACGGATTCTACAGATAATAGAGGAAATTCTGCTTTAAGACCTTTTAAGACTATTCAAAGAGCACTCCTTGAAGCAGTTAGATTCTCATATATTCAAGGTGCGAATAATGACTTATTCGACCAGACAACAATTCTAATTTCCCCAGGTACTCATTATATTGATAATCGTCCTGGATTTTATGTAGATGGAGATACTATTAAAAATTATAGTGGAACAACCACTGTATTGCCAGAATTAACACTTCAGAGCATAATGGATCTTGATGATCCTACTAATGAACTATACAAGTATAATAGTGCAGATGGTGGAGTTATTGTCCCTAGAGGTGTTTCCATTGTTTCAAGTGACCTTCGTAAGACAAAGATTCGTCCAAAATATGTTCCTTATCCAACTGACGAATTAATACCATCCACCTCAATTTTCAGATTGACTGGTTCTTGCTACATCTATGGTTTCTCTATTTTTGATGGTGATCCAAACGGAAATGTATATAATTATCCTTCTTCAAATTTCAGAACACCCCCAAGTTATTCTCACCACAAACTAACTGCATTTGAATATGTGGATGGTAAGAATAAGTATGTGAAGAATGGGGTCACTCTAGATAAGACTGACCTTGAAATGTATTACTATAAAGTTGCTAAAGGTTTCGGACAAAATACTGGAATTCCTGTAATTATTGATTGGGGGGTTAATACTAATCCTGACTTATATCCAAATGTTGAAGAAAATAGAATTGTTGGAGATCTTGGATTTGGTACAAATATAATCACGAACATTTATGCTGGAGACGGTGGACTTGAAATTTCTAACATTGTCACAGTAACAACTACTACAGATCATAATTTAAGTCCAAACACCGCGATTTTAATTTCAAATGTTGGAAATGGTTCTCAGCAAATTGCAGAGTATAATGGTTCATTTACAGTAGCTCAAGTTATAAACAGCACACAATTTACATATAGACTTCCCTCAAATCCAGCATCTACACTTACTCCACAGGTCAATAGCGATTCTAAACTGACAACAGTTTCTGATACTGTATCATCAAGTTCTCCTTATGTCTTTAACTGCAGTTTGAAGTCTGTTTATGGCATGAATGGTCTTCATGCTGATGGATCGAAGGCAACTGGTTTTAGAAGTATTGTCACGGCACAATTTACTGGAATTTCACTTCAAAAGGATGACAATGCATTTGTAATTTATAATGAATCCTCTGGAACATATAACGACCAAAGTGCATTTGAGGATGAGTTCTTACATCAGAATTCTAGAGCAAGATATAAACCTGATTGGGAAAGTTTCCACATAAAAGCATCAAACGATGCATTCATTCAGTGTGTGTCGATATTTGCGATTGGATATGCAAACCATTTTTCGGCACAAACTGGCGGAGATCAAAGCATCACCAACTCAAATAGTAATTTTGGAGCAATTTCTCTTTCTGCTAGTGGTTTCAAAAAGTATGAGTTGCCAAAGGATAATCACGGATTTATAACTCACATTATTCCACCTAAAGAGATTGATTCTCAAGAAGTAAATGTTACTTGCTTTGAATTAGATTCGGGTAAAACAAGTGACGTTGATTTGCCTACAAGAGTATATTTAAAAGGATATAATAATGAATTAACGGTTCCTCCATCAACTGTCAAAGAGTTTTCTATCGGTGGAATGGTTGATGATAAAATTTATATTAATGTCGATGGAAATATATCAAATGCTACAGTATCTCCAAGTTATGGGTTTGATCTAACAATTTCTTCTATTGATAGTTCTACAAATACCATTACTTTACTTAATAATCAAACTGTTGGTTCTATAACTGGAATTAATACATCGCAGGCAGTAAGAGTAGTATCAAATAATGGTCAATTGCCTGATGGAATAGATCCACATAAAGTATATTATATTAATACTTCATTAACTACAAATACAGTACAATTATCAGAAAGCATATCTGCTTCTGAAGATGAAGATAATGTTATTGATATTAATGATATAGGATCAAGTAATAGAAATTTAAGACTAGTAAGCAAAGTATCTGATAGATCTCCAGGAACTCCAGGAAGTCCAATACAATATGACTCTGCGAATGATGGTTGGTATATTAATATTCAATCCAAACAATCATTTGTCGATGATGTTATTGCTGGAGGAGATCCATCATTCTACATTACGAGATCTTATGACAATAGAAATCTAGATGATAAGATTTATCGTGCTAGATACGTAATTCCAAAAGATTCTTCAATAAATGCAGCAGAACCTTCTGTTGGATTTATTCTACAAAGATCTTCTTCTGCAATTTCAGATCTATATACAAAATTAGATACTGATTTGTCCTCAGTATCTCAAGCAAGAAATACTAATCAAATTGTAGATGCTTGGTATGCATCTGATGAAGCAAATATTATAACCAAAAATCCTCACAATTTAAGAGTGGGAGATGTAGTCAATATTTACAATTTGAAGAGTTCTAATGAACCATCTCCTGTTGGTTTGGGAACAGGAACTGGATATAATGGATCATTTATAGTTTCTAACGTTGTAAACGAACTTCATTTTAGATATGAAATTGAAATAAATCCAGGTACAATTACACCAACAGCAGAAACAACTAGAACTAATTGGCTAAACGTAAGAGATTGCAACTCTTCAACTTATAGAGTTCCCCCATATACGATTGAAGATGACAATAATACTAGAGAATCTCTTCCTTATTTTAGTTGTGAAGAAATTACTAATGAATTCCAAATTTATAAGGTTGATACAATTCAGAAATATTCCTACAATGTATCAGATGGTGTTTATTATGTAACATTGAATGCTTTTAAGAATACTCCTGATGTTTCTCCGTTTGATGTTGATAATTTAAGACTTTCTCAAAGTATAGAAAATCTATACCCAACTACTGATTTTGATAATCCAGTTTCAGATCCATATCCAACAAAGACATATGCTTCCAGAAAAACCATTGGTAAAGTTGATGTCAATGATTTAAATTATAGTGTAACTAAAGAGACAACCTCTGCGTTTTTATCTAAATTTGGAATTTCCTATGAAGTAGAACAAATTGAAAATACTGGATCAACTTGCGTAATCACGACCACTGTAAATCACGGACTACAAGGAATTTCTGCATTATCTATTTCTGGAGGTGGTTCTGGATTTGTAAATGGAACTTGGAGTGATATTCCTTTGTGTGGTGGAACTGGAGAAAATGCAACTGCGACCATTACTGTATCCGGCGGATCAGTTACATCTGCAACAATATCTCATCCAGGATCTGGATACACAGCAGGTGATGTATTAACTGCTAGGGGAATACCTCATTCATCTTCTAATTCACAGTCAGTTAATCTTACAGTTTCTTCAGTATTTTCTGCTGTTAATAAGGGAATTCAAATCATCGGAAGTAAAAAAGTTGGAAATGACGGGTTCTTCCCAATCGAGTCAGTAACTCCAAACACAATTACATACACAAATGCTAATGGTGCTGATGAATCCGCACAAAGTTTTGAAACTTATCCCTCTGCAATTATTTCCAATGAAGCATTAAATGTCCAATCAGTATCATATAATTCAGCAGATGACATAAGTACAATTACAGTCACTAGTTCATCTTCTCCACATTTATTCTTTGCTGGAGATAAAGTTTATTTCTCGGGCATAGTTTCAGATACCTTTGATGTTACTAGTGTAAATAGTGCTACTCAATTTGAAGTTTCTGGTAATGCATCTTCTCAAACAGGAAAAGTTTATCTAATTCCTATAGCACCATCTTTAAGTAATTCTAATAAATCAAATGAAAATCTTTCTTCTAGACAATATCCTTTAATATCAGAACTTCAAAAGAGATGCTCTTCTTCTGTCGGACAAAATGCATCATCAATTTCTGTCGGAAATTCTAGAGGTTTGAGTAAGTCAGATTTCATTCAGATTGATGAAGAAATTATGATGATTACTAAAGTTAATGGATCATCATTGAGCGTTTTAAGAGGATTATTTAATACTAAGCAAACATCACATTTAGACGATTCAATTGTAACTAGAATTTCTCCAATTCCTGTTGAATTAAGAAGAAACTCTATCTTAAGAGCATCAGGACATACTTTTGAATACACTGGATTTGGTCCTGGCAACTACTCAACTGGTATGCCAACCAATCAAGACAGGGTATTGACAGAAGATGAAATTTTAATTTCCCAGTCATTACCAACTCGTGGTGGATCAGTTCTCTACACTGGTATGAATAGTAATGGGGAATTTTATATTGGAAGAAGAAAAATTAATGCCCTTACTGGAGAAGAGCAATTTGTAGGAGTTCCCCAATCAATAAGTCAATCAAACTATTCAGATGAACTCACTGTAAATAACCTGACAGTTACTAATAATCTTGATGCCTCTTCTGCTACAACAGAATTTAAAGATATTCAAGTTAACAGAGACTTGAATGTTGGAAGAAATCTAACTGTTGGGGGAACAATTTCCGGAGAACTTCAATATTCAGTTTCTGAAGGAGATGGATTAACTGGAGGAACCTTTGATAATACTTCAGATAAAACGATTGCTCTCGGAACTCCAAGCAGCATTACATCAACTTCAACTAATGGAGTTACTGCAAATAGTCATACTCATACATTAGCAAATGGATCAGTTACAACTGACAAGTTGGATGGAACTAATGGTTCTGAAGCAGTAACATCTGCAAAAATTAGAAGTGGAGCAGTTACTTCAACTAAATTAAATGGTGGACAAACTGATACTGCTCCAATTTTTGGAGCAAGAGCTTGGGGTAAAATGATAAATGGAAAAACAAGCACCCCAACAGTAGAATATGGTGGAAATGTTCAGGTGACAGTAACCAAAACAAGCACAGGAAGATACTTATTTGTCATGGAAAACAAACTCCAAAATAATGCTCAAGATACTGGTGTATATTCTCCAGATACTGGCGAATCTACTTGGAGTAATCAAAAGTTTATTGTTATAGCAAATCCAGGAACTGATGATGAAGATCACATTTGCTCTATAGATGCTGCCGCAGGACCAGGAAACGGAGAATTTGCAATTAAAACTTTTGACACTAGAGGAAATCAAGTACTAGCAGATACTGATGTTATTTACTTTGTTGTTTTTGGTTAATTACATTATCTAATAAATAACTTTATAGACAGGGGGATAGTGGAACCCAATGGCATCACAAGATAGTTTTTTTAAGGTAAAAACAGGTCTAGGAGTAGGGACAAATACTTTATACGCAGATGCTGAATTTAAGCAAGTTGCAATTGGAGCAACTTCTGGTGACTATACATTAGATGTATATGGCACAATCTATGGTGATGCTGATGTTTTAGTTGATAATAATGTTGGTATTGGAACAACAATTCCATATCAGAGACTTGATGTTAGGGGAGTTGGTATAGCATATACCATCGGTATTGGAACAACTAACCCAGAGCAAATATTCCAAGTTAATCCATCAGATGAAAATCCAGTTGTTATAACTGGATTGGGTTCATTTGGTATAGGAACCATAAATCCGGAACAAGCATTTCAAGTCAATCCATCAGATTCAAACCCAGTTGCGATTACTACTGGGGGAAAAATTGGTATCCGATTTACTGATCCTGGTGAATATGATTTAAGATATCAACCAGAAGGTGGTGGATATGATATTGTAATTAATTCCTCTGGATTTATTGGTATTAATGAACTCAATCCAGAATATAATTTAGATATTGCTGAAAATATAAGAGTATCTGGATTTGCTACTATTACAACAGAGTATGTTGGTGTATCTACAATTGGAGTAGCAACCATTGGATCAGAAGTAGTAGGATTTTCCACTATAGGTGTTGCTAGTATTACCAGTGAAGTCGTAGGGTTCTCCACAATTGGAGTAGCGTCTATTACCCGTGAAGTAGTAGGATTTTCTACTATAGGTGTTGCTAGTATTACCAGTGAAGTCGTAGGGTTCTCGACTATAGGTGTTGCATCAATCACAACAGAAGTAGTAGGATTTTCTACTATAGGTGTTGCTAGTATTACTTCGGAAGTAGTAGGATTTTCTACTATTGGTGTTGCTAGCATTACCAGTGAAGTAGTAGGGTTCTCGACTATAGGTGTTGCATCAATCACAACAGAAGTTGTAGGGTTCTCTACTATTGGAGTAGCATCTATTACTTCTGAGGTAGTAGGGTTCTCCACCATAGGTGTTGCTAGTATTACCCGT